GCCAGAATTCCATTGGAATTGAACATAGTTTGAGTTTGTTTTATCTTTTCCTTCCATTCTTTCAATTTGGTTTGAAGGAAGGCCAACAGCACTTGTAATACCAAGCTTTTCATCAATATCGAGATATAAAAAGAAATCTCCATATTTGCACATATTTCTTGACCAACTAAACAAGTTAGATTCAAGATTTAATGTCTTGAAATAAAGAGATTCTAATATTGATTTGATTTCTTCATTACCACACTTAACTTTTAACATATCTGTTAGTTCGTTATTTGTGGTCATTTCATCTGCATAGATATCAAGAGCAGATGCGATTTCTGGCATATACTCCATTTGATCAAAGTCAATATATCTGTCTGCACGATTTTGTGCGTGCATTGTTTTTGTGGATATATTTTCGTATGTGAGATATTCTGCTTTCTTGAACTCTAAACCTTGTGCAGATTGAAACTTAAACTTATCAAGTTGTGTTCTTCTATATCTGCTTTGGGTTTGTTGATCGTAGTTTGCAATAGGACCAGAAAACAATTTTGTTAGTTGTTTGAATAACAAAGAATCAGAGTTTCTGGTATTTTTTTGGTTTTTATTATTTGCCATATCTATCCTTTAAATATCCACATAAAGTTTTTTTGCATTTCTCTTTGTTGTAAAAGTTGATCAGTTAGTCTATTATTTTTTTGATAACTAATCATTCCGGGTATACTAGTATCTAATACCTTACCCGTTTTACCTATACTTGTCAACATAGCCTTTTGATATTCTACATCTTTTGTGACAGAATGGAACACCGTATCTTTTACCCAACAACCAATAGCCAAAGATAAAACCAAATCGTCGTTATATCCTTGCATTGCTTGTGGTCTACCATTGTGCCAAACGAAAGTTGTTAACTCATTATAAGAACGAACAGAGTTTATTTTGATTGCTTTTGAACGAACAAACTCTTCAAGTTTTGCTATTATAAGTGGGCGAGACTTATGTGATGTAGTAAAGCCGGGAACAGAGTTGGACATTCCCTCAGCAACGTATTGTTCAACATATTCAGTTGAACCCTTAGTAGAATAATATACATTTTTATACCCCATAGCTATTATTTTTTCTAATACTGAATAACCAAGATTGTTATTTTCCACTACTATCATACAGTTGCCGTATTGTTTTCCAGTATTAAACAATAAATTGGCAAATCCGTCTATATTTATTTTTCCTTGATATTCTGCAACTTGTTCCATTGTATCAAGGTTTATAATATGAAATACTGAAAAGTCTTTACCGTCACCTCTTGCTACGTCTGCAATAAGGAGATATTTACACTTTTCATAATATGCTTTCCAAATCCAAAGGTTTCTATCAAATCCAATTCTTACATTTGGTTCTGAACAAGAAGTTGATAAATGTTCAAGTTCTTCTGCATCTATTACAGTTTCACCAGAGGCATTGAATGAGCATTCATATTCTTGTGCGATTTCACGTTTTGATAAATTCTTTGTCTCTTTTTCAAACCAGTTGCTATCTCTTTCGGGGTGAACTGACCAATGTAACTTAATATCGTGAAATTCATTTGTTGCAGATTCTGCATCAACATAAGTTTGATGGAACCAATTACCTACACCATTTGGAGTAGAAATAGCAATACAACGACCACCAGTAGCCATTGTAGGATACAAGCCTGTCCACAACTCTTGCATACCCTCAATGAATGCAGCTTCGTCCAATACAAGCAATGAAAGGGCTTCGGAACGACCAGCATCACCAGATGTTGCAGACGATTTAATTTGAGAACCGTTTGACAATTCAAATGAATTTCTATTGTCAATTGTGACTGTTGCAATCATCAACCAAGGTGGAACAGATTTGATAATATACTTTACTTTCTTTACCAAGTTTGATGCTGAAAGAAGTTTAGTTGCTAATACTAATACGTTCTTATCTCTGTGAAACAACATTAGCCAAGCAATATAGCCCGCAACTACGGTCGATAAACCAAGCTGACGGGCTTTGAGGACTATATTAAATCTGTGATCTTGGAAATCTTTTACTACATCCTCTTGAAACGGATACATTCTAAATGGAATAGGACCACGTTGAGGGTGTGAGATTTTGCAGTATGTATTTATGAAGTATGTAGGATTCTTACCGCACTTTAAAATTTCATCTTGAATCTGTTGTTTGGTAAGTTTATACATATCATATTAGTCGTTTTTAAACTTTGCGTTTGTTGGCTTCTTGGCTTGTTCTCTTCCCATTTCCAAAAACTTTCTTGTGATTTCTCTTGTAATGTCTTGGGAAGGAGGAGAAACTGGTTCTACATCTTTTAAATTATTAATCTTGTAGTGCTTTTTGGCTTCAACAGTTGTTCTTTGTCTAGAAACTGGTTGGACAAATACTTGTATTTCGCCATGTGGTGTAAGAGACAAAGTTTGCTTTGTTATATCTTTGTATTCTTTTTTCAAGAAAGAAACAATCTTTTCGATTGTGTCTTCCATATCGCCTTCAAAATCTTTCTTCATATATACATCTTTTAGTTTAATATCAGATGTATAAATAACAGTAAGCATATTGCCACTTGTTTTTATTTTGAAACCATCAATAACTCTTGAATCAAGTAATGGATCGCCCTCTTCTCTTTTAAGACCAATAGAGCGTTCTTTACTATCAGCAGCATATTTGTCAACTTGTGAACCATCATAAGCGTTTGCTGCTGCTTGATGAAGTCCTTGAATTATTTCATAAGTGGTTGCCATTTATTAGTATTCTCCCATGCCTTGTTCAAGTTCATCATAAACAGCTTCTTCACTTGACATTTGATGGTCATCATAATCGCCATATTCTTGGTCGTATTCAAGAGCATGTTTAACATCGCCAATCATTTGAGACATTTTAGCAACTTTAAATTGCATCCACTCTGGAAGGTTATCGTCGTCACCGATCATATCATGAAGTTCCATAGCATAGTTTGCTATCTTGTAAAGATCAGATTTAGTCATGTATCCTTCTTGATCATATTCGGGATCTTCAACTGGACCCATAGCATCATCAGAATACATTTCCATTTCTTCTTGAATGATCTCTTTTAATCTATTTTTGCTTATTCTCATTTTGATTTGGCCTCCAACCTGTCTTCCATCTTTCTTCTCTTCCTTCGACCCATTGAATGTAGCATTTGTTGCAACATTCAAAACGATTCATATATAAATCATCTTTTAAGTCGAATGAATAGGTAGAACAAATAGGACAAGTTCTATTGCTATCTTTATTAAGTAGTTTTTTAGAAATAAAAACACCATCTACTTCTATTTTTTGGTCTTTATCATTTCTTTTTTCAACTTGCGAAAGTTCTTTTAGTTGTTCAACATATTCTTTTTCTTTTTCTTCATTCCAATAACACTTTGGATTTACGATTGCATCTTCTCCATATTTCTGTGCTATTGCTTTTTCTATCTTTACTATTTCATTAAGGTCTTTCATATTTTCTTCCAAAAGTTATATTTTGGGAAACTTTAATATCTTTATGTGTCCATTGCCAAAGTTCGCCACATTCTTGAATAACTGTATAAATTGTATCTGATTCGTGACCGTAATCTGTCACAAGCCAGATTATTCCTTTTCCTTTGGGAGTTATTACATCTAATCTATTGTGTGGCTCATAAACCGTTGTAGACATATATTGCGCCAAGTGATGTGGCAAATCCAGCAGCAAAACCAACACTAATCCAAAATGGAGTTTTGTTTGCTGTTTGTTTTTTTAATAGCTCATATGCTTTATCAAGTTCTTTATCTTTTTCGACCATTATTGCTTCATTTGTTTGTCTATAAGAATCAAAATCATATTGAAGTTTTTCTGTATCAAGCTCACAATTTATTGTTTGCTCTTTTAGTTTGTGTTCTGCTTCTGCTTTGCACATAGCAACATCTGCTTCATTTTTAGTTATGATAGTAGCTAATGCTTCTGGGCGAAGCAATGTTCCATCAAATGGAGCAGGCTGTCCAGTTTGAAGATTTTTAAAATCTTGTGCATTTGCTAATGAGATTAGCAACAATAAACTACTGAGCATTTAAACCGTATTTCTCCATAAGTGTGTTGTTTATTTCGGATGGATTTTCTTTAAATCTTTTTGAAAGCTGTCTTTGTTGTGAAGCTTGTGTTGATTTTATTTTTTCTATTTCTTCATTATATCTTTTTTCTTCCGCTTCCATCTTTGCACGATATTCATCAAACATTTTATCATATGCTTTTCTTTGTTCGTCCATAGAAGTTTGAAGAATCTTTATTTGATTATTTGATGATTCTCTTGATGCATCAAGTGCTTGTTCCATTGCTTTATTTGATTTCATAAAGTAGAAAGGAACTGCTACACCGTAAGCAAGAAGTAAAAGTATTTTCCAGTGTTTAAGGATTACCATTTTTATACTCTACATAATTTTGTATTGCTTGTATAAGTAGTTGCTGGAACTTCTTTGTGTTCCATCTTTTCCAACCATATAGGTTTTTAATAAACTCTCTTGTTTCTTTATTAATATCAAATGTGACGAGAGCAGAACCGTCTGGTTGGTCTACAATATCTACAACTGTAAGTTTAAACTCTGACGCTTGCATATCCATCCTTTTTATCAATTGTAATGATTGTATCAGCTACATCTTTAAGTGCGTCCATATGTGAAATAAGAAGCACTACATCGTAATAGTTTTTTACCATTTCAAGTATTCTAATAAATCCTTCCATATTTTCGGAATCAAGGGCAGTACCGGGCTCGTCCATAACCATAAAATTACACTTTGGAAGATTGGAAACTTGGAGCATAGCAAGGCGGATTGCCATAGAAGCAATTGTTTTTTCAGCACCAGAGCCCATTTCGATAGGACGAGGATCGTACTTTGGATGTTTAATAAATACATTTAATCTTGCTCCATCATCTTCAAAATATACTTCAAAATCTACAATATTGGAAAGAACTTTTGAGATTTCAGAGTTAATAACTGGAAGTTTCTTTTTGATGATTTCATAAGAGATTCCATTTGAGTGCATACAGCGCATAAAGTAATCATATGCTGCAAACTCATTTCTGTATTGTTCAAGTTCTTTCTTTTCATTCTCTAATGTTTGGATCTTGTTTGTTGTTGAACCAACTAAAATATAAGTAT